TGACCGGGGTGCGCAACGATTGTTGTAGCTCCGCCGCCGTTGGAGTCATATCCAATGTCAAACTGCCATAAGTTATTTGGGCTAGATGTAAACCCAGACATCGTGATGGGGTATGGGCCAGACCCCACGCCACCGTTATTGCTTGTTGACCAATACTGAAGTCCACCGTTATAGCCCGAGTAGACGTAGTTGACCTCGTTATATGAACTCATCACCATGCCACGGGAAACCCCTGTAGCATTCTGGAAAATGGCGTTATAACCCCACATCTTACGAGGACGACCACGCTGAAAACGAACCCATGAGCCATCGACATAAGACGGCGCATCGAGGATCGTACCGTCCCGTTGAATACCGGGAGGTATCTTCAGCGACAGGACTTGCTTAGTCAAAACATACCTCCGCTAATACCATTCACGACCGTCAACCCCGAGCTGTTAAGCGTCATGGCATTTGCGCCGGATAAAGCAAAGCCGAGCTGACCTGAACCCGGGTGGTAAAAACCGGTGTTTGTATCGCCAGAAAAGTTCAGCGACGGGTTGGTCGCCGAGCCTGAGTTAATTGTCAGCGTGGTTAATGAACTTGCCGCAGCGCTTGAGGCGTTATATACGTTCGTGCCATCACAAATAATAGTAAGCGTCTGACCTTGGGGTACAGATACTGTTGAGCCTGTCATCGATGAGGTCTTAAACGTCAACGAGTATGACCCGCTAGTTGAATTCTCAACGTAGTAAATCTGCACCGTAGAAGGCAGAATGACGATCTGGTTGGATGTGAGCGTACCTGTGTAGGTCTGCACGACGTTGGCATATTGCGTAGCCGACAAAGTTAATGTGCCACCAGTCACGCCAATTGCCAACTGCGTGTAAATGAAGTTGTTATTGCGACCATAAGCAAAGGTTGACCATCCGTTTGTGCCGTTGGAAACGATCACCAACGACTCGGTCGGGTTGATTTGCTTATTAGAATTGCCGTCAATCGTATCGGTGCCGGATGGCGTCAAAGTGAGCGTACCCGTACCGGCGTTTTTCAGGGCAACAAACCAGCCATTACCTATGCCTGCCGATGCACTTGATGGGAATGTAATCGTTCCTACACCGCCCGTCCAAACCAAAAACTGGGACTGATAAGTTGACGTAAGGCTTGTGCTTGAAGCGATTGTGCCTTCATAGAAAACCGTATTAAGCGTGTTGCCAATAGCCTCAAGACCGTAACCTGCAAGCGCAGCAGCGCTAGACGATGAGCCGCTTGCATTAAATCCGATGCTTGACCAAATTCCATTTATCGTGGAGTTATCGGTCAGGAATACATACTGCGCTAGCGTGGAGTTCACGACAATAATAGTATTGCCTGAGTTGTCCGTTACTGTGAAAGGAATCGTACCGACGTTCTCAATTAAGACCGCTTGACCAGTAGACACCTGATTAGCCGGTGGCATGAGCAGATCAAGCCCTACGGCAGTTGCCGTCACCTGCATAATTGCCGCAACGGTAGGCGTGTCAGTGGTGTATGAGCTGTTGATGGGCCAGTTAAGCACTGTGCTCGTCGATATTGTCAGCGCCTCATAGCCCACCTGTGAAGGGCTAATGGTCTGACCGGTCAATGGATTAACGTATGACGTCATAATTACCTCTAGGAATCCACAGCGATAGCCGATCTATCGCCCACACGAGCCACGTCTTCTGCTTTCAAGGCTTGCATCGCCACGTCGTATTTTTGTTGGAATAACTGCAATCGAGCATCGTTTGTGACGTAAATAGATGCTTGTAAAAGCGTGCCAAATAACATCGCATTTGGCGCATTATTGGTCAGCCAATTCGTCTGATTCGTTGAAGACAGTGGTTGCAGACGCTGATAAACCAAGACTTCAAATTGGTAAGCTTGGTCAGGGATTGGTGAAACATACCAGTTATCATAATCATAATCCCCGTAATATAAGGGTAAACCCGATGGGCTTTCTGCGTTGTAATTGGTAAGGTATTCGTACTTTCTAAGGTACACCGGAACACGTTCACCCGTGGAGTCAACCACGCTCATGGACACAGTTTTGCGCCAACGCGCGGGCTTGGGGATAACCGGATTATTCGGTTCCATATAACCCTGCGCGACTTCAATTTGACCGAGCGTCTTGATCTGCTGGGCAATTTCAAACTCAGCTAGGGTAATAAATGTGGGGATTTGCTGAACGACAGAGGCGTCACTACGTTCTAAGTACTGCTCCACGGCAGTCACTAGATTGTCGTAAGTTAAAGCAAAAGATGCGGTCATGTCAGTTGTCCCAAGTAAGGTTCGGCTCAGTTTTTAACAAACCGACACCCTTTTATTTTAACCTTTATCTGTAGATATTAAAATGGCTTGTTCCTTCACAGCAGCAACTCTATTTAGCCAGCCTTTACCAAAAGTAGAAAAAGTAGGTAGACTCTGGTAAAACTCTGTTTTTATTTGACTAAATTTTTCAATCAAATCGCTGGCGGGTATACCGTTTGCTGCCGCAACAGTCACCTTACCGATTGACCCGTCAGGCGTCGCACCAACAGCACTTTGCAGAGTCTTAGCACTGCGACCAACCCCAGCATTGACAGCGAAATCAAACACAAGATAATCCACACCTGCCGGCAAATCATCGCAGCTACACGCATCCCAGAACTTCTTCTTATAAAGTGGTGCAACGTCTGAGGGCGTCAGACCGCGCATTTCTTTCTCATTTGACGAGCGGCCTACCCAAGATTCCCACGTGTTTTGCGTCACACCGAGATTAGTACGCCCTCCGGGGTCAGCCGGGTTAACAACGTAGCCGCCTTCAGATTTCAACAACAAGGTGAATGATTTATCCCAATTACTTATCACTTAGCCATCTCCGTACTTGCAAGGTTAATCCGAGCTTTGACTTGCGCTACATCTTTGGGTTGGACTGCGAAGCCAACAGCGATATAACCTACAAACCGTCCCATTTCTGGCGGAACAGAACCTCTGCACATATATGTCACACCGTGCTTGACGGCAAAATCCCCAAGTTTTGATGCTGGAATAAATGGTTCACAGGAAACTTCACCTTGAAACATTGTAATGACTGATTTGTTATGCTCGGGAACGCTAGTAAATAATGCGTTGATTGACCCCTCCAAGGCTTTATCTCTACCCTGATTGCTCAGCACCAACAATGTGCTTCGGCTATTTGCCTGCAGGTTTACAGCATTAACCACGACCACATCTGCGCTTAGGTCATACAATAAATTTTTGGATATTGCCTCAATTGCCGGTACTTCTTTCATTTCGGTTTTCTTGGCTGCAATCGCACCCAAAATGACCTGTCGGGAATCCCAAGCAAAATAACCAGCAAAAGCAATAAACGAAATCAGCACCACCGTAACTAATTTAAACGGGCTGTCAATCCACTTAATTAAATCAATTACTTTATCGAAAAAATCTTGTTTAGGCGGTGATCGTCTTGTAGTTCGTTTCACCGTCTTTTTAACTGCAGATTTTTTAGCCGTAACCATTATTTTGACGCAACGCCTTTGGCTTTATCCAATGATCGTAATCCGCCCATACCCAGCATACCTAGAAGGACTTGCATCGTCAGGGTAGTATCAATCTGGGGGAATGATCCTGAGTAGCCCACAAGGGTCGCTACGAGCCTTGCAATAGGCTCTATGATGGCAACGTAGCCCAAGCCAAATCCACAGATCCATCCACAGAATGGACGCCAGCCAGACACAAATATTGAAGTGGAAGCGGCTTCCACCTTGTTGATGTCCATCTGACCGCTGATTGCAGCCAAATCACCATCCTGCTGCATCTTTAGCAACGCAAGCTGGGCTTGGGCGGCTTGCGCAGGATCAGGAAATATACGCTGTATAAGCGTGTTTCCAATATTCAATAGAGCGCTAATTGGATCCATTATCTGTCCGCCTTTTGATCAAGCTTGTCATAGACCTTGTCAAGCAACGCCTCAATACGGTCGAACCTAGCGCTCAGATCAACCTTCTTTGCGTAGTTCTCGGACATATTGAGTTCAAGCTTACTAAGGTCTTTCTTCAACTCACAGACGGCTTCCCATAGCTGACGAGCGAACCATCCCATGACGGACAAGAGCGCACCGAAACCTATGTTGATGATTTGCTGCCAATCCATTTAGAACCCTTTCAATGTCTTTGCTAATCTTGCACGTTGACCTAACTTGCCGGACTTTTTAGCGGCGGCATCCAACTTTTTTGCGGGTATCTTCTTGCCCTCTGGGACATGAAGCGCCTCACGCAAAGCGCCTTTATGCTTTATGGCACCGGCGATCCAATGCGTCTTATGCGTTGCCATCTTTAGCCTCTACCACGGGAGCGTCGGATTCAGCCACATCAGGAGCAACAGGAGCAGAAGCAACTTCAGCTTGTTGTTCCACAGGTGCAGGATCAACTGGTGCAGCAGCGCTATCAACAGCAGGAACGGCAGAAGGAGCACTAGCAGCAGGAGCATTATCGGCTGCAGGAGTGAATGTAGGAGCTTGTTCGACATAGCTAGTCACCGGAGGAGCGACGACGGGTGCGCCGGGTTCTACATACTTGGTATGCAGCCAATCAATAAACTTATGAATCTCAGCCGCAGCCTCGGTTTCATAATTAGCCAGATGTTCACGAATCTCTTTCAGGAATTGCATGGTTTACTCCTTTGGTTGCTCGTCTACGGGTGTTTGCGCTTTCATTACTTCAACCTGAATCTGGCTCACTAATTGAGCCACTTCAGCATAGGGCTTTGAACAAAGATAGCCCATAATTGCGTTGATAAGTTCGATAGAAATGTTCATGCGTTATACGTCCCTGAAGAAGTGAATGTGTGGATTGTGTACCCACCCGAAGATGTTACCGTACCGCCCGTGCCACGTTGTGAGCCAGCGTAACTGATGATTACAATGCCTGAACCGCCCGCACCACCAGTAGCCGCAGAGTTATATGCACCACCACCACCACCACCAGAATTTGTTGAGCCTGAAGTTGCGCTTGTAGTATTGCTACCAGCACCACCAC